CGCTTCTAAACTGTGGTGTTTTTTTGCCTACATATTTTGACGCATTCTTTACTTGATAGAATCCGTTGTGGTACTTGGAGCTCATGGCAATATTGATCGTTCTACGTATTTGTTTATTAGTGGTGTGTTTGTTAATCCAAGATAGCTGGTACCTACACGATCAAAGTTTAAAAACATTGCAGTGTATGTGTCAAGATCTCCAAGCGGAACTTTTCTAAACTGATCAAGTGTCTCTAAAGGACTAATTCCTTGTTTTACACTGGTATAAATCACAGCACTAGCAAGTTGTCTTGCAGACTCAGTATCGTTTGTAAGATTTTCAAAGTAAGCAACAATAACTGAATCAATGTTACTGCTTACTTCTACTGGAACGTCAAAGTAGTTATTAAAATACTTTACAGTATCCCTTGGCTCTAGTGTATTAAGATTGACTGCATCTATATTGGTTGGATTCTTTGCTCTAACTAAGTTAGCCATTAATTATCCTTTGCTATTTGTTGATTACTAGGTACATGCGGTATTTTTACATTAATCTTGTTTGTAGTACGTTGGCTAAGGTATTGTTCCTGTGTTTGACGATTTATATCTGCTAGTTCTGATGCAGTTTTGTTACTGCTATTGCCAAAAATACTACTTGTGAACATTGCGCTATTGGATGTCATTTTATGTGGTGCTTCCTGGTTCTGGGTTGGTCGAGAAACCTTCGTTCCTTGTGCCGTCTATTAATTTTTGCACATTGCCATCTTGATAAACTTTTGTGCTTCTGCACTGGAAAGATCAACTGCGGCTTGTGTTAGATTTAGCCCATCTGGGGCAACAGCCTGAATCAACTTGTCGCGATCTGGTGTTCTGCTTAGTATATTTGGTGCATCACCAACTGTAGTGTTTGTGCCTGACTCAAATACAGTTTGCCCAAATTGGGTTCTTCCTGTCTGTATCTGAGTTGATCCTGTTGTACTCCTACTGATCCTATCTGCAGAAAGCTGTGCTTCTTCTCCCAACGTTCCAGCAATGTTTACTATTTTTCCGCTAAATCCAGTGTCACTACTAGTAGTAACAGATGATGCTTGTAAGTTTCTATCTAATTCCACAGTTTTGTTAATTTGTCCGCCAGTAATTTCTGAATCAGAGTTGGTATTAACATCCAGACCTAATATGCCAGCGGCTATTGTGCCTACACCTGCTACAGGGTTGGTTATTGATTGCACTGCTGAGTCAATAAAGTTTACATTATTGCCGTTGCTAACTAAACTACCTGGACTTGCTGAGTCTGTCCCGCTACTAAACACTGATCCAATTCCGTTAAGCGGATCGCTGAGAAAACTTCCTGCGGCATTTAAAATTGGGGAGTTGGCTATACCACCAGTTGTAGGTACAAAAAATCTACTTGTGGGATTGTTACCATTGAGTATGTCTTTGGTTGCTTGAATCAGTTCGCCTTCTGCTAAGCCTCTAAGATCAACATCTTTATTTTTATTCAATACTTTGCCTGCTGTGGTTACTGCACTAAGAATACCGGATAAACTACCAGTACCTAACCCGCTAATCACAGCATCAATACCGCTGACTATGCCACCAGGTCCTAATATACTATTTGTTCCTCCGCCGGCAGGTGTTAGAGGACTAGGAGACTTATCGTAGTGTAAATCAGCAAATCCTTTAACGGTATCACTGCTTACGTTTCCTTGTGCATATAGAACTGATGTAAACTGAATCTGCATAGTATGTTCTAGCACCCCGTTTGATCCGGCAACGTGATTGCCGTGGCTAAAACTTGTTATAACTGGGTTAATCAAAGTGTATTCGCTGAATCTTTTCTGGTGTAAACTGTAAATTCTTATTGCTTGCAAGTACCTGTCACCACCTAAGCCGTTTTGACCACGTGTGGTATAACCAAAGCGGTTAAGTATTGGATTTTCTCTGTACTTGTAATCTGCATGGTACATTGGATTAACTTGCCCTGCATTGTTTGAAAACCCTATGTCAGAATCTCTATAATAATGATGATAGTAATCATACCAAAAGTTTCTAACCACTTCTGCTTGATCATCGTGAAAGGCTACATTAATTCCGTTGTAGTTTATTTTGGTTTGTACAACTTCGGGCCTATTATAGTTATTAAGAGTTTTAGTATCAATTGCATAGTCTGGTAACTTTATAGACTTAACCAGCATTCCTGTTTCGGTTAACCTATTAACGTCTATGTTACTCATTTGAGGGTCTACATCAAAAAATACATGATAAAGCCAGTCATATTTAGGGCTTAGTCTGTAGTCACTGTCAATGAAAAGTTTACTAGCATGCTTGTAGTCTTTAACTTGGTCGCCAGTAACTATTTGTTTTAAAAAATTATCAAAAATATTTGCCATAGGAAAAGTACCTTATATGGTATTTAGCCCAAAAAAATACCCGGAAAAATCCAGGTATCTTTTATTGTGGGTTGACTCCTAGCTTACGCCAGTTGCGTTAGTTCCAAGAGTTCTACCAACTGCTGTACCAATACCTGTTGCATCCGGTGTTTGTACTGCGTTGTCGTATCTAACTGTTAGTGCAATTGTAGCCGGGTCATTTGAACTATAGTTCATATCACCGTAGTTGACTGAATCAACAAACGCACCATACAATTCCCAGGTTTCTAATACTGATGCTTCATTTGCTCCATTGCCACCATCAAGCATTTCAAACTTAAGGAGAAACTTGTAGTCAATTCCAGATGCCGCACTAGACTGCTCTGCAAAGTCAAACTGTTTCTGAATTTGTTCACCTACTAATTTACTAACATTTCCGCCAGCATCATCACGCAAGTTAACACTCACTGTTTCCCAAGTTGGCTTACCTATTAGGTAAACTTTACTGTTGTACACATCAATAGGGAACCCGTTAAAACTTGCATTTGGACGAGTGATATCTATAACTTGTTTTGTTAGTTCTACCCTATCTGTGCTTACACCAAAGTTTTCAAACACCGCCCGGAAGCGATATTTCATCTTTGGCATTAATAGTCCTTGCGCACTTGCACTTTGGTCTGTGCTCAAAGGTACTGTAAATTTGTTTAATGACGCTATTGCCATGTCTTGTTCTCCTGTTATAGATATTTATCAAAAATACCCATTGTGTTAATGGAGCCCGAAGGCTCCATTCTGTGCTACTATTATAAACCTTCTGCTATATCACCTGGATTCTTAAGACGAATCGGAATGAAGATAAATTCAACTGTCTTCATCGGCTCAATTGCGATATCAACATACAACTCGTTACGTGCAATACGTGTTGGAGTATTGTTTGTATCATCACATACTACCAAGTAATCAAACACACCACGCTTTGCAACCAAGTCGTTGATTGCGCCGCTGATAACGTTTGAGATTTGATCTCTTGTAATCTTATCGTTTGGTTCAAACAAGAAACCATCTCCAACTCTTGCAAGTATGGTTCTTAGATAGTTGACCAATCTTGCAACATTGATACGATCAAGACTGCTTGTGCTTGGATTACGTGTCTTCTGTCCCCAAACAACTAGTCCAATACCTGGTAAGTTGGTAATTGGATTAATCTTGTTTTCGTACAGTGTGTCACGTAGTCCTACCCTAATACTATTATTTTGGAATTCGCCTGTGGCTTCATCAATATATCCAATAGTACTAATATTGTCTACTAAACCACGTCTTGTTCCTGCTGGAGCAAACCACTGATACGCAACATTATCGTTCTTTATGATTGTACGTAGTGCCGCATGACTTGACGGAACAGTAACTGTGTTACCTTGTAGGTCTATTGTTTGTCCTGCTGGGTAGTAAACACCCAAGTACGGACTTGCTGTAGACGACGTGGATCCAGTGCCAAGTGTATTATTACTGTAATCGCCAATCGAGGCTGCATCTGGTGCTAGGCGTAGCGGAGTATCACCAATAACAAATGCTGTCTCCTTACGATCACTGTTAAGCGCAACCATCTGTGCTATTAGTTCTGGGTAGCCCGGCGAAACAATAAGATTAAACGAATATTGATCTTCACGTACTTCGGTATTGGCTGTTAGTGCAGATTGCATAGCGGCAACTACTACTTGTCTTTGCGCTTTGCGGCCTGCAAACATGGAACCATCACTTTGTAACCCACTTTGTGTTTGCCATGTGTTCTTAACAGTTGGAAGTACACTACCTGCGCCTGGAACTGCTGGCAAATCAGGAAATGCAGTTGCGTTAAACTTATCGCTCACGTACTGTTTAATATTGTAACCACTTCTACGCATGTTCCACAAAAGTGTACCACGTGGGAAAAGTCTGTAGTCCGGTGCGTCTTGGTCAATGTAATCACTTGCTAACAAGTCTGTGATTGCTGGTAAACTACCTGTAATAATGTCTGTAGTACCATCTGTATCCCAACGTGCATCTGCAAACAAAATACCGTTCTGACTTGTTTGGTCTGTGTTGTCAATCAACACCCAAGCAGTACCACTGTAACGATAAAGTTTTGGATAGTTTTCTAAGTCACTGCTGTCTAGCCACAAGTCACCAGCAACAAGTGCGCTAACACCATCGGCTTGGAATGTTGGCTCTGATGCTGCCACTTGTACACCAAGAGGATCAGTTAGACTCAAATCAAAACCACGTGCATCAGTTGTTGATCCGTCATAGTAACTGCTCTTGTATCCTTTCCAGCCACCTACGTCAGCAATCATAATATCAACTGTTGCGGCGTCGCTGTAGTACCAAAGTGTACCGTCTGCTGGTGCTTGATACGGCTCAGCAATACTGTATGTATAAGTTAGTGCTTCCCAGTTGGTCAACGCAAGAACACTATTGGCATATAATATAGTACCTGTTGTGCTACTTGAGAAACCTGCATCTGCTGTTGGTGTACCTGATACGTCTGTTAGGTAAATGTCACCACCGTAGATATGAGTGAATTTAATAACATTTGTGCTACTTACACTAATATCTAGTTCTGGAATATTAAGTGCTAAAATATCACTAACAAAACTTGCTGGTGATGTACCTGACAATGTTACTGTGTATTCTGTAATTGTTGCACTGCCGATACTGGTAACACCAATCTTTAGTTGCTCGGTAGCAGTAAATGGATTTGCGGCTGTTGCTGTACCACTTACAATTGTTTGTCCTGCTACTCTACGATTGAATGGCTTGTAACCACCTGTGCCTGTACGTAGTGGATCATAAGCAACCCAAAGTGAACCAGCGGCAATACCTGCACCACCACCTGCTGGATCTAACTTGAAAAGTGCATTTTCTGCTCTACTGTAGAACGGAGCGGCTTGTGTAGTAAATGTGTCTGTAAGTGTGCTGTATTTTTTAATAACCAAGTCAGCACCTGAACCAGTTGCGCCAAGTTTAGCAAAAACTGAACCTGATGGACGCGGAACAGTGTCTGTGCTTCTCCAACTTGGATATGCGGCAAAATCACCGTAAAGCAATAGTGGGTTAGCGTATGTTCCTGCTGTAATGCCCAATGTTGCCAAAGGTGTTCCTGAACCGTTTGCAATTGCAATCTTTCCGTCTGCTGTTGCTCCGTCGCTTTCTGCTAGGCTTGATGCATACAAGAACAACTTGTTGCCTACATTAGCGGCTGTAACACCAGTAACTGCGGCAGTATTAATTGAACTAACAACTTGGTCTAGTGTTCTATTTGCGCCTGTGTTACCAACAGTAACTGTTGAACCGTTAATAGTAACTGTAGCGGCTGGAGAACTTGCTAAAATAACTGGCGAAGTTACTGATCCTTTTATTGTAGCAACACTTGTTGCCCAATCATCTGTACCTAGTCTTACCCATGTGTTGTACTTTGCATCATCTGCTGGCAAATCTCCGCCTGCTTTGAGGAACAAGTTAGCATTGCTTCCTGTACCAAATGATACAGCATACTGGCCAATTTGACCAATGCTTGCTTTGGGTACGTAAATGCTACTTACTAGTGTTTGATCAGTGGTGCTTGTGATCAGCAATGGAATATTATTTGTGAGTGCATTTGTAGTTGCATTCCATGAATAAATTCCCCATACACTAGCACTAAGATCTAACCAGTGTGTGCCGTTTACTGGCACACCAGTTGGACGGACTGCTGTTGGTGTTAGTTCGTCTAAATCAATGTCTGCTCTTATAGCAAAAACTCTATTTACAATGCCTAATGCACTGTGTGCGGCTAGTAGGCCATATTCATTTCTTTCGTCGCCGTGTAACGGAGTACCTGCGGCGCTTTGCTGAAAGCTGGGATATCCCATTGCGGCTATAAGTTCTCTTTGACTTGTGAAAGTTAATAACTTGCCTGCTCTAGCTTTAGTTGTGTCTGAGGCTGACGTGCCTGAAGGATTTGATTTGTCCTGGGCTGTAGCCAACATTACAAGTGGTACAGTTCCAACTGCACCTGGAACGTATTGACTTTCGTCTGTTACGCTGATTTCTATTCCTGGGGATACTAATGCCATGTTCTTTTCCTTTTTAAGAAACTTTTTTATATTTATATTAACAGTATAGATTTAGGGTCATTAAGGTGCCTTTCGAAAGGTTTGCCCATAAATACTAGCATGCAAAGACCCTTATGTCCAACATGTCGCGGCAATCCTGTAGCAATAAACTACTATTCCAAAGGTAAAGTGCGTTATCGAAAGCAGTGCTCTGGTTGTGCTCGCCAAGGAAAGAGATTAAAGCAAGTTGCTGGCTGGCTAAGAGCAGGGTACAAGAAAAAATTAATCTGTGATCGGTGCGGATTTAATGCCAAACATAAACAACAAATTTTTGTTTTTTATATTGACGGAAACTTAAAAAATAATAACTGGACTAATTTGAAAAGTATTTGTGCAAATTGCAGGATTGAAGTAAATCAATCCAAGAATACTTGGCAAGAAAGTATTATCAAAGACGACTATTGATCTTAGAGTAAAGATGGTTTACGGTACTATTGTTGTTAAGTACCAAGTCAAACACAGTTTGTAACCAAGCCCATTCACTTATGTGTACGTTCTGTTCTTCTAGTTGCTTAACTGCATCAGTGTAGCCGTTACTGGCTAACATGCCTTGCGGATACCAGTCTGGTAGTGACCCACGCTGAACCCACCACACTTTACCGCCTGCTTTCTTTATTACTTCAACTTCATTAGGAAAACGTACATCGCTAATAACTATATCAGTGTCTTGCTGTAATAGCCTATGCTCTAAACTGGCAATCCATATATCATCATGGAACCCTTGCCTGCAAACTTCTGTACCCCAGTATTGCAATACCCAACGTGGGGTAAGTTCAGGCATGTTCAGACGTTCGGCCCACCAAGTGTCGACCTGTTCCCGCCACTCACGTGCTTCAGACGTTGCGCCTTCCAGTAGTTGTCTATCCCACCCAAACACAGATGCTACTGCGTCTTTGAGTGCGCCAGCAAAACTGTCACGTTGATAATTGTGTTCTTCTACTAGATAGTTTGCTACTGTGTCTTTGCCGGATCCAATGAATCCACATATTCCTATAATCATAGATAGATTATAACACAAGCAGAAGGAAAGTCAAACAGAAAAGTTACCCAGTTACCCAAGTAAGTGGAACACTGCCGTCAACAAAGTTCAGGAGTTGCTGTTCCAAGGCAGCCATTTCTTCATTTGCTTCTGCTTTAAGACTAGAACCATTTAAAGTTGTACCTCCATTTGGTCCTGCTACAGTGGCAAACTTCTCACGTGCTTCGCCAAGTATACGTTTAGCAAAACTGTATGCATAGTCTTGTATCCACGGAAATGCTTGATAGTCATTTAACAGCATGCTTTCCGGTTTGAAGTTGTATATTTGCAACAATATATCTTCCATGTTCTCTTCAGGAGGATTTTCGCCTTGTGTAGGCATTTTGCGTACCAGTGTTAACTTCTTTGTTGTTTTGTTAAAGTAAAAGCTCATGTGTCCGCCAAACATCTTCATGGCTTGTTCTTGGTATGCAGTAAACAGTTCGTAACTTAAAAGACCACCAACACGACCTGCTACCAACATGTATGTGTTCAAGTATCCACTAGCAAATGGCTCAAATTGACTTGCTGTTGTTCCTGTTACACTACCAATACCACGTCTAAATGCGGCACGCACATCCATAACAACATCTGGAAGAATGTACTCTTGTGTTTCTGGTTTGAGTTTGAGAAACGCATATGATTCTTCTTGACTATTTTCAGCACGCTGGCGATACTTTATCAGTGCTTGATCAATGGCCATGTTGTAGTGTTCGGTGTCTAACTCAACATCAACGATACCATCTGCTAAACGCAGTCTAATATAGTCAGTTACTTCACCTCTGCGTAGTTGTACAGCATGTTGCTCTGGAGCAATTTGTACATCACCTAGGTCTCCGTCTGGATCATATTTGATGTGTCCGTGCCCAGTTCCTGTACCAGGCACATAGAGACTATCGGTCCTTAGTGTTCCGTTAGCAAAAAAAGTAGGTGATAAATCTTGTTCAGCCATATTGATATCCTTGTATTATATTTATCAGGATACTAATATTGCTATAAAGCCTTTAGTAGTATTATATCTTTGTTTATACGCCCATTGGCAGGAATACTAACAGCCTTTACATTGTCCAGGAACTTGCGTAATTGTACTTTACCCGCTTTCATAAACTCCGAGAGCTTTTGTTCAGGTTTGCGTACTGTTTTACCCTGACTTTTTGCATTATCAAAGCCTAAAATCGTGGTTCCTTTAACGTTTAGGGGTCCAAGGGTATCGTCGGCTACATACTTAAACATCTTACGTGTTTTAACATTATATACCCAAAGTTCTTGTGCTCCTATTATGTCAACAGGATTAATGCTTACCAATTTAAGATTATCGTCGGCCTTCAGGTACTTCATTTTGCTAACCAACTTTTCTTTATTGGGCGCACGTTTCACACGAGCTTTCTTAGTTTGCTTCTTGACTTGTCTATACTGGTCGATTGCTTCGTTGAACTTTTCAAAGAAAGCATACCAACGTTTAAAGTCTGCGGCTTTGTAGTGTTTGTATGCTTCAGCAAGATCTTCGTCTTGTCCTGCTTGCGCTTCCTTAAGTTCAGCAACATATGAGTCGGCCCAGTCTGCATACTTGCTTAATTGTGCTTGCGGTACATTGTTTACCTTAAAGTAATCAAACGCCTTAGCATCAACTTTGTTACCTAGAATCAAATCGTCAACTAGTCCGTCAAAGTGTGCAAGGTTAGCATCTGTCTTTTCCTGTAGTCTATCTTGTATGGTTTTTACTTGTGCTGGGGCAGTTACCTTTTTTTCAACTGCTTCTTCATCTTGGTCTGCAAATTTATCAACTAACTTAGAAACCTCTGCTATTGTTTTTTTGATAAAATCAAGGGCATCTTGTTTAAGAGGCATACCTTGTTTATGTGCCATAATCAATCCACATGCGGTCATTCCCAAATGTCCAGCAGGACTTTTGATAAAAGCATCTATATCAACTTTCTCATATCCGTTGTTCTGCATCCAGGCTACTACATGCTTCTTAACATCTTTGGTTCTGNAGTGATAGCTGTAGTATCGTAAGCTGGCACCTAGATGATGGTTGAATGTTTTTTCATCCATTTTTAATGCACGTTCAGTATCCCAAACTGGCTCAGGACCAGTACCACGTTCATCTAAGCCTTTGCCTTTAGTTTTAGTCTTAACTGCCATTTTAGAGCTCCTTTAATTTACAAACTATAACGCTATTTTACACTCATTTATCCTTAATGTCAAGCCCCTAGTAAAATCAACAACTTACGCTAGGTTCTAAATACCGCTAAATACTAGATACTATAGGATTTTATTGTGCCACGGTTATCACTCTGGAAAGACGGAAAACACTCAAACGACTACAAATTTATGGATCGCAGGATGAGCGAGATGTTCACCATCGGCGGCACTGGTATCAATGTACACAAATATCTTGGTACACAGGAACAAAATACATTACTGGTTACCAATGCCAGTCAAGGATCTGCAGGTGCAGTACTTGAATTTGCTAGTACAACAAATATTGGGTTAGGTGAATTTGTTACAGGCACAGGTATTCCTGCTGATACAAAAGTTATTGCCAAAGATGCAACTTCTGTCACACTAAACAACAGCACAACCATAGCACTACTCAGTGGTAGTACCATAAAGTTTTACGAGAATCCGTCAGAACCAAGTTACACAAATCAAAGCGAAAAGAATATCCAGGATCTATTCTTTTTAGAAAACAGAGACCGCAAATACGACACTGATATCTATCCAATGCGTGGGATATACACTGTACAGGATACTACGTTTGATCTTAGCCAATTTGGTATGTTCTTGCAAACAGGAACACTGTTCATGACATTTCACATCAACGATATGGTTGAATCATTAGGTCGTAAAATGATGAACGGTGATGTGCTTGAACTACAGCATTTAATGGATTACTACCCACTAGATGATACATTGCCTGTTGCACTTAAAAGATTTTATGTGGTTAGTGACTGCCAGAATGCCGCTGAGGGATTTAGCCAAACATGGTGGCCGCATTTATGGCGTGTAAAACTTAATCCGCTAACAGACAGTCAAGAGTACAAAGACATACTCGATAACATCAAAGTTGATGCACCTGACTATGATCCAACCAACGGCAACGTTAGTCTTGGTAGTGTACAAAGTACTATCGACAGTTATCAAAACGTAAACAATGCTATTATCAAAGAAGCAGAGAAAGAAGTTCCGCTTAGTGGTTATGATATTAGCCACCTTTATATCAAGTCAACAACTCCAGACGGCAAGTACCCTGGAGATCCAGTTGGTGTTACTGCTGATGGCAACGTAACCGCAGACAGCGACAGTGTAAACACAGACTATGCTATCTTGAGTCCGCAAGCAGTGCCAGAAGGGTACTTGACAGGATCAGGGCTTACTCCAAACGGAATGCCAGTTACTGTTGGTATTGCGTTNCCAGGTGGGCCNAACGTGGGCGACTATGCGCTGAGAACTGATTACTTGCCAAACAGATTATTTAGATACGACGGGAGACGTTGGGTGAAAATTGAAGATAATGTACGAACAACGCTTACACCAGGATCAGACAACACCACACAACGCAGTGGCTTTGTAAACAACACAGAAACATATACAAACAATTCAGGTAATGTAACAGTAAGACAAAGTCTTAGTGATGCATTAAAGGCTAAGGCAGATAATTAATGGCTCAACAATTTTTTTACGATGGACAAATACGTAGATTCCTAGTGCAGTTTATG